GCCGTCCGGGCTGATCCTGCTCGATGTGCCGCTGCTGCGCGACTCGGACGATGTGGCCACGCCCGTGCACTACTGGGCGGCCTACCCGATCGCGCCTGCGGAGAAATGGCCGGGCTCGGTGCTGTTCAAGTCGGCCGACGGGGTCAACTACAACAACCAAGCGTCGACCACTGCCAAGCCGACCTGGGGTTATGCCAAGGGCACGCTGGCCCCGTTCTACGGCGGGGATGTGTTCGACGAGATCAATACGATCGATGTGGAGCTCTCCAACGGCACGCTGGCCTCTGCCAGTCAGCTCTCGGTGCTCAACGGCGCGAACCTCGCGGTGATCGGCAAGGAGATCTTCCAGTTCCGCGACGCCACGCTTTTGTCTGGCATGACCTGGCGTCTGTCTGGCCTGCTGCGCGGGCGGCGCAACTCCGAGTACGCGATCTTCACCCACGGCGTGCTCGAGCGGTTCTTGCTGCTGACCACGGCGACCGTGGACGACTTCACCGTGCCACTGTCGGACGTCAACAACGCCAGGCAGTACAAGCCGGTGACGACCTCGCAGCCGATCGCTGATGCTGCGGCCATCTCCTTCACCTCCAAGGGCATGACGCTGCGCCCGGTGTCGCCGGTGCTGATCAACTCGACCGAGACCGGTGGCGACATCACGATCACCTGGACCCGGCGCACGCGCGTCGGCGGCTCATGGGCGGACTACATCGATGTGCCGGTCTCCGAGACCACGCAGGCATTCGAGATCGACATCTGGGATGCCGGCTTCACCCAGCGCAAGCGCGTGCTGACCTCGAGCGGCCCGTCGGTCGTCTATGCCGCCGCCGATGCTGCCGCCGATTTCGGTGCCACGCCTGCCACGTTCGGTGTGCGCGTGTACCAGATCTCGGACAAGGTCGGTCGAGGCTGCCCAGGCCGGGCGGTGCTGCCTGGTGGCCAGACCATCCCCGAGGAACCGGACAACTCATCGTCGGCTAATCCGCCGACCTGACCGAGGCATTCATGGCTCAGACACCGAATCTCCTGATCACCCTCATCGAGCAGTCCCAGGCTCAGAAGGAGGTGACCGCCAACGAGGCGTTCAACGTGCTGGATGCGGCGATCGCCGGCCGGCTCGCGCTGACCTCGACGGGCGGCTCGACCACTCTGACCGACGCGCAGGCGCGCAACGCGGTGATCGATGTGAGCGGCGCGCTCACCAGCCCCAGCACGGTCATCGTCCCTGACCGCAGCCACGTATTCACCGTCAAGAACAGCACCAGCGGGGCCCAGGCGCTCACGGTGAAGACGGCAAGCGGTGCTGGTGTCACCGTGCCCGCCGGGGCCACACAGACGCTGTACTGCGACGGCACTGACGTCTTTCTGGTTGGCGCGGCGGCTGCTCCCGTCACGGCCCCGTATGACATCGGCATGTTCTTCCCCGGCAAGCCTGTCGCGGGGGCGACGATGTTCCGGGTGCCGCTGGCCCGCATGGTTGTCTTCTCGGACGACTTCGCCGGCAGCCAGGCAAAGTGCGCGACCGCGGCGTCTGTCTCGGCCGTCTTCACGGTGAAGCGCAACGACACCGCGATCGGAACCATCACCTTCGCGGCCGGATCGCTTGTCGGAACCTTCGCCACCAGCGGCATAGACGAAATGTTCCTGGCCACAGACCTTCTCACCATCATCGCGCCGGCAGCGCAGGACGTAACGCTTGCCAACGTCGGCATCACCTTTGCGGGGACACGCTAATGGCTCTCTTGTGGTTCGACGGCTTCGAATCCGCTGCTGCTAACTTCTCAATTGCCTCGACGAAATACGAGTCGACGGTCGGCTGGGGCGGCGCGGCTAACCTGGCGTCCAATTCCTTCCCGGCTCGCTCCGGCTCCGGCATCCTGCGCTACTTCAACGGCCAAGGCGGCGCGCTGAACAAGACGGTGACGGTCTCGGGTGCAGCGATCATGGGCGCTGGCGTATTCAAGGCGACCGGTGCATGGTCGAACGCTCCGCGGCTGTTCCAGATGCGCGAGTTCTCCACGATCCACCTGACCCTGGTGATCGACCCGACTCTCTTCCTGAAGCTCTACCTGGGCGACCTTGGTGGCACCCTGCTGGCGACTTCCAGCGCGCCTATCACAGAGAACGCCGCGTACCAGTTCATCGAGATGAAGGCGACGGTGGCGACGACCACTGGCAACGTCGTGGTGAGGATCGACGACACCGAGGTCATCAACTTCACCGGCACGACCACGATGGGCGGGTCGAGCATTGTGAACCGCGCCGTATTGGGGCCGACCGCCGCCTTCGCAAGTACCGGTGCAGGCGACCTGCGGATCGATGACTTCTACGTCGCCGACACCAGCGGCACGGTGGCAAACGATTTCATCGGCTCGGGGTTCGCCGTGCGCCTTCTTGCGGTCGACGGTGCGGGCGATAGCACGGCCTGGACCCCATCTGCTGGCGCGAACTGGCAGTGCGTGGACGAGTCGCCTCCTGATTCTCTGGACTTCGTCTCCACGCTCACCAGCGGCGCTCGCGACCTGTACAACCTCGCGGCAAGGCCCGCTGGGACTTATGACGTCCTGGGCGTGCAAACGGTCGTGACGGCGAAGAAGGACGACGTTGGTCCGCGGCTGATCCGCAGCGTTCTGAAGTCAGGGACCACGGTGCTTGTGGAGCCTACCGATCAGGCACTGACCACGGCTTATAAGTCCTACTGCTACACGCTGACGAAAGACCCGGCGACGAATGCTCCGTGGCTGCCGGCGGCACTGGACGGTCTTCAGATCGGGCAGGAGATGGTCTGATGGCGATGCTCTTCCTTGAGGGTTTTGACCATGTCGGCCCGTCTTATCTGCCGGCGAAGGGCTGGACATGGAGTGTTGCGCCGTCGGTCTCGACGACGCTGGGGCGCACCACGCCCGGCGGCGCTCTGAATGCGTGGCAGCAGAATCATGCCGTCTCCAAAGTGGTCCCCGGCTCGCCGAGCACGATCATTCTCGGGTTGGCTGTCGCCATCTATGGCTCGACGGTCAACACAAACAAGTCTGTTGTGCGGTTCATGGAGGGGTCGACGACGCATGTCTCCGTTGGCTGGGACATGCACAAGAACCTGTGCATCTGGCAAGGGGACATGACGACCCTGCTGGCAAACACCGAGTATGTGTTCAAGGTCGGCGGCAGCCCGGTGGACTACCACTACGTCGAAATCGAACTCACCGTCAGCGACACAGCGGGCGTGCTGAAGGTCTGGATCGACGAGGCTCCGCGGGTCAACCTGTCTGGCATCGATACGCGCAACGGCGGCACGGGTGTCATCGACAAGCTGAACATCGGACACACATCGCCTGCGGGGCTGGATGTCCTGTTCGATGACCTGTACTGCCTGGACAAGACCGGCACGGTGAACAACGCCCGCCTGGGCGACTGCTCGGTGCATACGCTCTTTCCGGTCGCTGACCTGACATCCAACTGGACGCCTTCGACGGGCACCGTGCGCTGGTCGCTGCTGGATGAGCAGCAACTCAACACCAACACCGACTACATATCGGCAGGCGGGCCATCGCAGGAACTGTTCAATGTGAAGGATCACCCGACGGCCCGCACGATCAACATCCACTCGATCCAGACCTCCGCAATTGGAATGCGCGATGACGCCGCCGCACGGGATCTGAAGGTGCTGGTGCGGCCCGTGTCGACGATCTACAAAGGGCCGGCCATTGCTACGACATCCACCTACGGGACGCCAATCAGCACGCTGATGATGGAGACCAACCCGGAGACGGGTCTCAAGTGGGCCAAGGACGAGTACAACGCCACCGCGTTCGGCGTCGAGCACGTTTAACCTGCAATGGCAATTCGCATCTCCCAGCTTGCGGTCGAGGTCATCTCGACGATTGAGTCGAACCCCGTAGCGGATGTGATTCAGGTGGCCGTGGAGGTCGCGACTGTCTCCAGCGTCCAGTTGATCACGCAAGCCATCGTCGACCAGGTCGCGCTCGAGGTGGCGGTTTACGTGCCTGAGCCGTCTCCTCCGCCGCCACCAAAGCCAACGCCTACCGGACACGGGCCCATCCCTGTCGCCGGCATGAGCGTCCAGATGTCGGTGGGCGAATGCACGGACGTCTACGTCGACCCGCTGCCCGCGATGGTGACGATCGACTGCCTCGGCAAGAACGTGGCGGTGACCGGAGGATCGAAGACCGAGGTGCAGGTCTCCTCGATGTGCAGCGGCTCGGCTGAGTACCGCATGGGTGTGCCTGACGCAGGCACGCTCGTGATCGGCGGCTTCTGGAAGATCGGGCACCCGGCGCACCAGGCGATTCTGCAGGCCGACAAGGACCGCAAGCCACGGCTGGTGCTGGTGACCTTCTCGGACGCCACGACCTGGCGGTGCTTGGCAATTGTCACGCAGCGCAGCTGGAGCGCCGCGGTCGACGATGTCATCAATGCCACCTACACCTTCAAGCTCACCGGCCAGGCTCTCGAGCTGCCGCCCGTGACGCCCTGACCAGAGAGTCCAGATGGCAATTCGCGTCTCCCAGCTTGCTGTTGAGGTCATCTCGACCGTCGTGTCGAACCCGGCGGCACAGGTCGCGCAAGTCGCGGTCGAGTTCGCCTACCTGCCGACCATCCCGCCGACAAAAGCAGTCGTCGACCAAGCCGCCATCGAGTTCGCAACCGTCACCACGCCCAAGGCAGTGGTCGACCAGGCCGCCCTCGAGGTGGCAACGCTAATCCCGGCCGCGGACAGCCTGCTGCCGATCGTCTTCATCGCAACATAGGTCAATCATGGACTTCAAGAAGCTCGCAATCGCCAGCGCACTGCTGACCGCCGGGTGCTCGCACGCATCCTTTCCCGCCGCGGAGCAGCCGCGAGCTCTGGTGTGGGGGATCGCGCAGCCAAACTGCGTCGCCGCCTGCATCGCGCACGTGACCGTCACCGACGCGGAGAAGGGCCAGGCCAGCACCGCGGTGACCGTGACCGACACCATGTCGCCGGTCATCGGCCCGCTCAAGGCCCTGAAGGGCGACCGGTAAGGGGTGGCCGTGGAGAGGCAAGACAACTTCCACTGGCGCATGGGCTACGAGTGCGGCCGCAGAGGGGTGCGGCGCGCCTACCTGCTCGGGCTGGTCACCGGGATCATGCTTGTCGTCGCCTGGGCGTCCGCAGAGCCCGCCCGCGAAAGCGCCGCAGCCGTGCCGCAGCCAGTGGCCCCTGAGACGCCTGGAGAGCTTGCATGAAGCCCGAGACCAAGTCGGAATTGCCGCGGGTGATCGATGCCATCACCAAGTTCGCCGACATCCAGCGGCGCACCACGATGCAGGCCACCGATGTGCTTGAGCAGGACTACGCATCGGCCCAGCTGGCCGCGGCCGACTTCGCCCGCAGAATCCTGGCCGTCGCGCCAGAATGCCTGTCTGCCTGCAGCGCGGGCGATCTGCACCTGGCGGCCGAGCTGGCAGGCCGGATGATGATGCTGGCGCGGCTGGCAGAGCAGCGCGCACTGGCCGGGGTCGAGCGGCGATCGTCTGGCCAGAAGGCCGTGCTGCTGTTCGCTCAAGCCATCCCGAAGCCGCGCCACACCCGACCGCCCAGGGCCATCGACTTCGAGACGGTCCAGCGCAAGTCGTTCACCCGGAAGCGCCGTCCTCCAAGCACTCCCGTCCAGACAGACGCGCACTGATCTCTTCCGTGCGCGCGGCATCGGCCACCTTGCTGGGGTTGGTCTTGGCCAGCACTCGCAGGGTGATCGCCACGTAGGTCTCGAGCTGCGCCCATGCCTGCTCGTCGGCCTGCTGGCAGTGGGGGCGAAGGCGGTGGACGGCCTCGACTATGTCGGCCCGGATGCTGGTGATGTCGGTGCGTGCGCGCGCCATCCTTTCTACCCCGCTGCTACGAAAAGTGGGACGGACGGCCGGAGAGCCGCTCCAGATCTCGTCCGCGATCCACTGAGCTACGGAGGCGAACGCTTGCAGTCTAGCGGAAATCCCGAGGAATTTCACACCGTCGCCCACTAGAAACCACCCTGATTCACTCCCCAAGTGGGATTTTTGCTACGCTCGCGTCCCACACTGCTACGCGAACCAGAGGGGCTATGGCGTCGATCATCCAGACCAAGGCGGGATCGTACCGCGTCCAGGTGAGGAAGGCCGGAGCGAAGCCTCTCACCAGGACGTTCAGGACGCGCCAGGAGGCCGCCAGATGGGCCAGGCAGACGGAGGTGGCCATCGAGTCTGGCGCGGTCGTCAGGAAGGCCACAGGGGCCACGGTCGGCGATGCCATCACGGCCTACATCAAGCTTCGCGAGGATGGCGGGCGCGAGATCAAGCCGGGGTCCAACGAGGTCTACATGCTGCGGTATCTGGAGCGCGATCTGGGTGACGAGGTGATCTCCGGGCTGCTGCCTCAGCGCATCGCCACCTACTGCAGCCGCAGGGCGGCAGACGGTCCTGGCCCGTACACCATCGGGATGGAGGTCTCCAAGCTCGGGACGGTGCTGAAGTACGCATCGGTGTCGTTGGGTGAGACGTTCCCCGACATCGTTGCGCAGGCCCGGCCGCTGCTCACGCACCTGGGCCTGATCGGGCCAGGAAATTCCCGCGACCGCAGGCCGACGCCGGATGAACTCGAGGCCGTGAGTCAGGCTGCGTCGCCACTGCTGCGCGATGTGATCGACTTCGCTCTGGACACCTGCATGAGGCGCGGCGAGATCGTCTCCGTGCGCTGGGACGATGTGGACGAGGCCGGCAAGATGCTGACGATCCGCGACCGGAAAGATCCGCGCAGGAAGTCAGGCAATGACGAGCGCATCCCGCTGCTGGGCGATGCGCTTGCGATCATCCAGCGTCAGCCGCGCACGGGCGACCGCGTGTTCCCCGTCACGCCCGAGTGGGTGTCGGACAACTTCCTGCTGGCCTGCCGGGTAGCGAAGGTCGAGGACTTGGTGTTCCATGACCTTCGCCACGAGGGGATCAGCCGGCTGTTCGAGCGGGGATTCAGGATCGAGCAGGTCGCGCTGGTGAGCGGCCACAAGTCCTGGCAGATGCTCAGGCGGTACACCCAGCTCAAGCCTGAGTCGCTTCACGCTGGGCCATAGCCTTCGCCTCTGCGCGGCGCTTGTCGATGTACTCGGCAACATCTCGAAAGTCAGCGACGACCTTGCCGTGATCCTTGTATGTCGGGATCGGCACCTCGCCTCGGTAGAGCTTGTTGCCAAGCGTCTTGACCGTCACGAGAAGCACCTCGGCAAGCTCTTCTGTGCCAAGCCGTGGGCCGTACTTTTCGAGCAGCCACATCTCGGTAATCATGCTCATTTGCTCACTTCCTTCTGCGGTTTCTTTGGCATGGGCGACCACGCCACAAAGTTGCTGCTATCGATCCAGTCGCCAACCACGGTCACGTTGCCGCTGGTGAGGATCAGCAGCTTGGTGCCGCGCGGTGGCGGATCGCTCTCAGGAAACCGCCAGTACACGGTCCCTGCGGTGGCTGGCATGTTCGCGTTCTCGCTCATGCTGCCTCCGTCTGTCTCTTGGGTGCTGCGGTCAATGCCGTGCCCCACTGCCGTGCCATCGCGTCGGCAATGCCTTGGAAGGTGGCGCTGCGCAGTTTCCACCGCTCCGGGCTGGGCGGCATCCGGTGCACTCTGGCCTCCCGGCCTTCGACGATGTTCTCCGGCTCCAGTCGAGGCAGACCCTTGAGCCACAAGCAGGTGGCCTTCGTTTCCCCGTGCCCGAACATCCACGGCTGGATGACCTGATCAGGCTTGCGCCAGATCGACGACATCACGCACACCGGGTTCTCGATTGCGATCCTCGGGATGTCTGCCTTGGCCAGCATGAGGAAGAACGACGCTGCTGCATGCTGGCGTCCATCCATCCGCTTCGCGTCGAAATGCCTAGCGCCACTGACCGCGAGGTCTGTGCACGGCGGATGGGCAACCATCAGATCCCAGGCGTAATCGAGGACATCGCGGACGTCGCCCTTGTAGTGAGGGCCGGGCGATTCCGTTGGCAGGAAGTCGCAGCTGATTGCGTCATGGCCAGCCGCGATGAATGCGTCACGCACCCGGCCAGTGAACTCGCAGGCGATCAGAACTTTCATGCGCTCGCTCATGCCTGCTTCAGGTACGGGGCCAGGTTGGGCGGGCTATACGATTCCGGCTTCAAGATCTTCCCGTCGTCGCGCTTGCAAACCATCCCCGTCGCCGGGTCAACCTTGCTCATGTTCGACCGCACGACCTCTCGCCACGCGCCTTCCATGTCCCAGCCGCGCGACAGGCCGTAGCCGATCAGCACGACGATCTGGTCGATCACCGCGTCCAGGTCTTCAACACTGCCTTCCAGCCCGCCGGTCTGCATCCACTCTTCGCGTTCTTCGTCGCACAGGCGCTCGTACATCACGGCCTGTTCTTCGTTGTCGTGATCGGTCGTCTGACCGCAGGCGTGCATGAATGCGGCCTGGTCTGCGAATACGCTCATTCCTCACCTCTCACTTTGCGCCCTGACTCAACCGTGCCATTGCCGTAGCCATCGCCGTAGCCGTAGCCATCGCCGTCGCCGTAGCCGTAGCCGTAGCCGTAGCCGTCGCCGTAGCCGTTGCCGTTGCCGTAGCCGTAGCCGTAGCCGTCGCCGTAGCCGTAGCCGTTGCCGTAGCCGTAGCCGTAGCCGTAGCCGTCGCCGTAGCCGTAGCCGTAGCCGTAGCCAACTGGTCGGAACATCATTTCAGGCCCCATGTATCATGCACCGGGACGCAAAAAATCTCCGCGCCTTCCGGCATGTCAACGTCCGCGATAGGGCGCAAGTCTGCCTTCTCGGTATCGACCATTTTGGCGAACCCGATGGACTCCCATTTAAAAACGTGAACCGCTCGGCTGATGCGGATACGCTTGTTCTCTCGCGTCACATCACCTGCAAAGATCCATCCTCGATCCACCACAACCACGGCACGAGTGCCGGTAGGTGCAGAGTTGACGGGTGCGTATTCAATTCCGTTGATGTTGATAGTGCTCATTCCTCTTCTCCTCTCACTTTGCGCTCGATGGCGCGGCTTAACTTTCTGACTCGCTCAAGTATTCCTTCCGCCGTTGTCCCGTACTCGTAGATGTGGTCAAGCAGTGCATCGCGTGCCTCCGTAGTCGCCTTGTCGATCTCCTCATCCGTAAGCAGTGGGCGCTGCGGCGGTGCGGTGTATAAAGGATTTCCATATCCGTTTTCGTTTTCCTCCCAGAGACCGTATGAGTTGATGGAAAAATAGCCGACCTGCTCTGCCGCGTCCGCATTCGCGCACCCATCCGCGTGATCACGCCAAGTACAGTGGTTGTCGCAAAAACGCTCTTTCTCCAACGCCGCGCGCAGTGCCTCAATAGCGTCATCACGGTACGCGCGCTGCGTCGGGTGCTTGATGGCCGTGTGATTCTCCAGCGCATCCAGCGCCTGCTGCGCCGCTTTTCTCATGTCGCTCATTGCTCAACCCCATGCGCGCGCTCGGCGCTGATCCAGCCGTCAAAGAAAGCGCCTAGCAACGCTTGGTCCATGCCGCAGCTACCGCGCCCCTGAGACACCATCTCGTCGCGCAGGTGCTGGCGCGCAGGGGCATCGCTCGGATTCATCCTGTCGCGCATGCCATCGCGCTGGGCCAGAACGCAGGCAGGGCGCATGCAGTAGTAACTGCAAGTGTGAACGTCAGTCATTGCGCCACCCATACAGCGCGGCCATTGGTGGGCTCGTACTCGCCCAGGTTCAGGAACACGTACTGCTGGCCACTGACGCCTGCCGATTGCACGTAGGCCATGATCCGTCCGCTTTGCTTCACTTCGTGCACCGTCGCCAGGCACGCTCCGAATACATCGAGATCAGGACTGACTTGCACGATGTCGCCTTCTTGAATTTTCATGCTTACCTCGAGAGCAGTTGCGCGAACGGGCCGGCATCAGCCCATCGCTTGTGACGGCAGATCGCGTGGATTGCCGCCACACAGACCCCGTATTCGCGCGCCAGGGACGCCATCGATTTGCCGTCGGCATTGCGCAGTCGAATTGCGCGCACATCGTCCCAGTTCAGCTTCGAGCGCGATTGCGCGGCCCGCGCGTGATTGGCGCGGAACACGGGCTCATTGATCAGCCCGCGCTCCCATGCCAGCTTCGTCTTGGTGCCGTGCGAGACGGGCGACAGGTGATCGGGATTCACGCACCGCAGGTGACCGCAGCTGTTCACGACCACGTACCGCGCGGTGACATGCTTGCCAGCCTTGAGTGCCACGAACCTGCGGATCGACTGCGAGTATTTCCCGTTCACCGTTCCGACCGGGTGGCCGCTGGAATTCACCCCGCGGGTCCAGATCAGGCACTCGCCGTCCTCTGTGGTGCGCTCAATGAGCCAGGACTGCAGTTCGATGGCGGTCATGCAACCCTCACCAGCTGCCAGCCCGGGAACTTGCGCTCGATCGCCTCCGCGAGCCGCTCAGGGTCAGCAGGCGCGGTCCAGGTGGGCCTGCGGATACCGGCCTGCACGGCAGCGGCGTGGGCGCTCAGGCGGCCGGCAATCACGTCATCAGCAAGCTCGGGGTTGTCGCGCTTTAGGCGGCCGGCAATGCGCTCGATGGAATTTCCTCCGTTAGGTTGTCCAATGGACGACCTATCTCGCCCCCTCCCAACATCTCCGCGCTTGGGCGGTGCCACCGCATCCGCCGCCACCCCATTCGCAGGCGCACCCAGCTCCACCAGACGCGCCTTGCATTCCGGCCCGTGCTCTGACCGATCCAGCATGGCGTACAGCGCGTCCCAGCTCGGGAAGTACAGGCCGGCCCACGGTTCGCCGAGCACCCACTGCGCGACGGTCTCGTTGGTGAACTCTTTGCCATCCAGCGGGCGGACCATGTGCCGCCAGCCTTCGTCACGCAGCAAGGAGAGCATCAGTCCAGGGATGACGCGGAATCCGTTCGTACTGTCGCGGGAGGCACCAAGCAGCGAGTTGTGAGCTGCGCCAGAGACCATTTCAGGTGTCGGCTTGTTCCTCACGACAGAACCTCTTCGCCGCGACGAACTCGAATCAACAGCTCCTTGAGGGCCTCGAGCCTGATCTCAAGGACGCTGTCAGGAGTAAGGGCGTCCTTGCTGGTGATCCCGGCCGCTTTGTTTGCGTATCCGTTGACCGTCTTATAAGACCATGTCCCGCCAATCTTCTCTGACGCGCCAACAATTGCCGTGACAAGCTGGTCATTCTTTTTGCTGAGACCACTGTCTTGCACGGCAGGCTCGGAACTTGCCTGGTAAGAGGGATTCTTCTTCCCCCAGCCATCAATGATGCTCTCGGCTACCGATTCCGTCACCTTGCCGCGCAGACCAAGCGCGGAAAGAAGGTCGGCGATGCTTTCCGCTCGATGCCGAGGCATTTCGTTTCCTCCGTCGATCAGCCCATTGAACTCGCCGTCAGATGACAGTCCATAGCGCACGGTTTGAAGATTAGGTCGCGGGCCGGAGTCGCTTGGCTCATTGGCGCCAATCTGATCTTCCGCCTGCGTGACCATCCGCTCAATTTCTAGCGCGTACTGGATCAGTGTCACGTGCTCAGGTATGAACACGCACGCGAACTGACCGGCATCAAGCGAGCCATCCCAGCGAATAAATCTGCCGATGAATTGGATGAAGAACATCTGAGTCATCACGTTCGAGAGATACACGCCGACGCGAAGTCTCTTGATATCCACGCCCTCAGAGATCATCTTGATGGCGACTAGAACTCTCTCGTTGCTTTTGGCCCAGCGATCTATTTCATCTGCTGCGTTCGGCGTGTCGTGCATGATCGCCGTTACGTCTCTGACGCCTTTGCGCTGCAGATACTCCACTATCTCTTCGCAGTGGTCACGTGACATTGCCGAAATGAGCATTCCAGCGTTCGATTGAGACTCGCGAATGTCGGTTAATTTCGACAGCGCCGCGTCGATCATTTTCTTTGGATAGTCACCGTCCATCTCAACCATTGGAGACAGCGGGTCAGACTTCCTTGCACCACTTGATGTGAACTCTCGCTCCTCGCCAGTCGCTATGTTGATTGATCGCCACTTTGCAACGCCATTCCAGCGGACGAATTGAACCGAACGAACCACATACGGGTCGTCCTCCGCGCCAGTCGCCTGCAGGGCTTCTCCATACGAGTACTCGTGATCGACAAGCGTCTTGTTGAGGTCACGCCCCTTGTCGTCTGTCGTCTTTTCAATGTCGCAGAACGCCAGTCGG